CCATATTTTTGGTTTGCAAATAGGCCTAAAGATGAACAAAGAAAGAACGGGCGTTCTTTAACAACCTGGATTAGGGATGGTTATATTACTAAATGTAAGACTCAAGTAATAGATTTAGATCAAATATTTGATAAGATTGTTGAGTTAAATAGTAACTTTAATATTCAATGTGTTTATTATGATAGATATAATGCTATACATCTTAACCAGAAATTGAAAGATCATGGCATTCCATGCCAAGAATTTCCACAAACTGCTATGAGATTTAATGCTCCACTTAAAATGTTGGAACAATTCATATATGAAAAGAGGATTACATTTGATAATAATCCAGTTTTGTTATGGAATTTTAGTAATGTTGTATTATATCCAGATGCAAACGCAAACATAAAGATAGATAAAAAAAGGCAGATGGATGCCGTTGATGGTGTTGTAGCACTTGCAATGTCGATGGGTGGTTACATAGAAAGTAATTATGGAGAAGAAATATTAGGACTTAACCAATATTTAAACCTATCGAAAAAATGAAATATATAATAAAATAAATACATAAAGATGCCATTATCAATATTTTTCAAAAATGTAAAAAACATGTGGGTTGGAACACCAGACGTTTATTTAAGTACTATGATTCCAACAGCAAATGGGACATCATTTAATTTAGAAAATGCAGATACGATATCAACTGTATATACTTGCATAAAGACATTAGCAGATACATTATCTAGATTACCTTTAAATGTGTACATTGAAAATGATATGGGTAGAGTTGTTGATAAAGAAGATTATCGTTATCCATTGGTACACTTTAATCCAAACAATTATACCTCATCACAAACTTTCTTTGCAGCATTAGAATATTATCGTAATCTTAAAGGAAATTCGTTTGCAAGAATTTATAGAAGTAAAAATGGAAAAATATTGTCATTAGAAATTATACCACCATCATCTATTGTTGCATATCAAGTAGAAAATAATGAACTTTATTATAAATATAAAGATGAAAATGATAAAGAAATAGTCATTAATGCTAGTGAAATGCTTCATTTCAGATCACTAACTAAGGATGGCATATGGGGAATTAATCCTATAGAGGCCTTACGTCTTAACATTTCTACTACATTTCAAGGTATGAATACTATAGATAACTTCTATAAAAACAATATTTCATCACCAAAATTTATTAAATCAATAGTAAATTCTGCAACAAATACTAAAGCAATGGCTGAAGCTGTAACAGATTTAAAATCAAAATTTGCTGGTTCATATAATGCAGGACAACTTATTACTTTACCACCTAATACAGAAATTTCTGAACTATCTTTAAACATGGCTGATGCAATGTTTATTGATACAATTAAATTCAATACAACTCAGATAGCAGCTCTTTATGGAGTTCCTCCTCATATGGTAGGAATTTTGGAAGCAACAAAGTTTAATAACGTAGAAATGATGATGCTTGACTTTAAAGCTACAACGTTGACAGCTATTGCAAGAATGTATCGTCAAGAATTAGAATTTAAGTTATTAACAACTGAAGAAAGATTAAATGGTAAATCAATTGAATGGAATTTAATGGCTTTAGTTGAAGCAGACAGTACAACAAGAATAGAAAATATAAGAAAACTTGCTAATTTAGGTGCAATTTCTCCTAATGATGTTGCTAAATTAGAAGGTTATCCAACTTATAAAGGTGGTGATTATCACTATATACCAGGTAATTATTTGCCTGCAGAAAATATAGCTGTTGCACCTACACAACAACCTAAGCAAAATTAGGTGATATATATAAAAATTACGATTATTTTATGAAGAAAAATATTGAATATAGAACAGTAGATCCTGTATTTACTTCGTTTAGAGCCGTTGAAGAAGACGGAAAGAAGTTTTTAGAGGGGTATGGTTCGGTTTTCAACCAAAGATCCAAGCTCATATATGAGCATGGAAAGTTTTTTTTCGAAATAATAGATCCAAAAGCATTTGATGAAGTTTTAAGAGATGAGTCTTTGGATGTGTACCTAACCCTGAATCACTCACGTGATAAGGTTATCGCACGTACAATTTCGGGAACGTTAACTCTAACAACAGATGAAAAGGGATTACTATTTCGCGCAGAAATGCCTAACGTTAGTTACGCTAACGATACTTATGAACTTGTTTCAAGAGGAGATCTCTTTGAAAACAGTTTTGCTTTTGTAGTCAACAGAAATGACGAAGAATGGACCAAAGATAAAGATGGAAACAACATTAGATTCATTAAAAAAGTTTCTAAACTTATTGATGTTTCTGTAGTTACTAATGGAGCCTATGCAAATACAACTGTAAGTGCACGTCAAATTCAATTAGACAATAGAGGTCAAACAATTACAATTACAATTAATGACACTGAAGATGAACCTGAGGATGAACCACAAGAAACTGTAGCTTTACCTGAAGATCCATCAACAAATGAAGATGCTTTAACAGCAGATTCATCAACAAATGAAGAAGAAGACAAGGAAAAAAGTAGAAAAAGCAAAGAATTAATGGAGATGCATTTGCGAATTTTAAAATTAAAATTATAAATAATATGAAAAAAATAAATGAATTAAAATCCGAACGTTCTACTTTAATTTCACAAATGGAAGAAATTCTTAAAAATGAAACCGTTAGTGAAGAACAACGTTCAACATGGAATCTTCATGATGCAAAAGTTAAAGAAATTTCAACTGAAATTGAAACTCTTGAACGTCAAGAAGCTTTAAATAAACTCAATGTAGATACATTAGATAATGTTCCTACAATTGCAAGAAAACCTATTGGTGAATCATTCAGAGAATGGCTTAATATGTCAGTTGATAATGGTGGAAAAGGACCAAGTTTCAGAGCAGATCCTATCATCACAAGTACAGATTCTACTGTTATAAATAAAGTAGTTGCTAATAGTGTTGATATTCTTAAGTCACCTGCTGAAGCATTCCTTAAAGAACTTGGTATCACATTTTATACTGGATTAACTAACACTTTAGTTCTTCCTTATATGGCTGAAGACACAGCAGCGTTCCCTGGAGAAAATACTCAAGCTGCATCTGCTAATATGGCAACTGCAAGTTTAACTCTTGCTCCAAGACGTGTATCTCATACACAATCAATTTCAAAAGAAACACTTGTTCAAACAAATCCTGCAATTTATGCTTCTATTTTACAAAATCTTTATGATGGTATTTGGAATGCTGTTGCAAACGATGTGTTTGATACAATTCAAACTGATGCGCCTGCTCAAGTTCAAACAGCTGGTATTACTTATGCTGCTATCGCTGCAATGGAAGCTTCTTTAGCTTACACCAATATTGGTACAGTTAAATATGTTACAACTCCTGCAAACAAAGCAACTCTTAAAGTAACTGCTAAAATGGCAAATCAAGCTCCTATTTGGGATGTTGATAATAAAGTTCTTGGCTATCCTGCATACGGTGTACCTGCAGCTAATGCAGCACAAATGTATATGGGAGACTTCTCACGTGCGGTTATTGGTCAATGGGGTGGTGTAGAAATCATAGTTGATCCTTATACTTCAGCCGCAAATGGACTTATTAAACTTACTGTTATTGGTATGTTTGATACTGGAATTGTTAATCCTAAAGCAATGGTTTGGAAAGCTTCTGCATAATAATTAAATTAACATAATATTATAAATATGAAAAATATAAATGAAAAACCAACTTTTCGTGATTGGTTAAAAGAATCAGTAGAAGAAGGAAGACAAGCAACTTACCGTGCCGATCCTATACTTTCAAATACTGATACTACAGTTATCGAAAAGCAAGTATTTGCTGGTGTTGATGTTTTAACATCACCAGGTGAGGCTTTCTTACGTCAATTAGGTGTAACATTCTATCCTGGTCTTGTTGGAAACTTTGTAGTTCCAAGTATGGCTGAAAGTACTGCTAAATTTGTAACTGAAACTCAAAATGCTTCAACAGCTAACTTAGCAACAACTTCTATTACATTGGCTGCAAGACGTGTATCTCATACACAATCAATTTCTAAGGAAACTCTTGCACAAACATCACCTGCTATTTACAATTCAATTGTACAGAATCTTGTTGATGGTCTTTGGAATTGTGTAACTAATGACTTGTTCGATCAAGTACGTGCAGATTGTACAAGTACTAATGAAGTTAACATTTTAACTACTTCATTAAACTTTACACATTTAGTTAATATGGAAGCTTCTATTGGAGGTTTGATGCTTGCAAAACCTGCTTATGTAACTACTCCTGCAGTTGGTGCTTATCTTAAAACTCTTCCTAAATTAACCAACCAAGTTGGTGTTTATGAAGATGATAAGATTAATGGTTATCCTGCATATGCAGTTCCTGCACAAAATGCTAACGTTGTTACATTTGGTGACTGGTCTAGAGCATGCGTAGGTCAATGGGGCCCAATTTCTATAATTGTTGATCCATTTACTTCTGCAAAATCAGGTCTCATCAATTTAACTATTGAAGGATTATTCGATACTGGAGTTTATAACAAACTTGGATTTACTAATCGTATCGACGTATCAGCTGGAAGATAACATCTTTAATGATAATATATAATAAGGGAAGGAGACCTCGATTTCCTTCCCTTTTTTAATAAAATAAACTTTCAAGATGCTATATTTTTCAAACTTATCAGGTACTGTTGCAACAACTCAGACTACTAAGTCTAAGGTTAATTATCCTTTATCAGTTAGTGAAGTAAAAAGACATTTAAGATTAGATAGTGATTTTGTAGACGATGATGATTATATTAATACTTTAATTATTGTTGCTACTCAATATTGTGAAAATTATATTGGCAAAGACATAGCATATACATTAAATACATTAAGGATTGATGATTGGGATGGAGACTTTTTAAAAGTTTATGATGCTAATTTTCTTTCTGCAACAACTTCGCATGGTACAATATTACAAACATCTACACATTATGATTATTTTCAAGTTGAGTTTACTGAATCAGTTAGTGCCGATCCTCTTACACTTACTTACTATACTGGATATGCAACTACGAGTACAACACCAGAACTTATAAAACAAGCAATCTTGGTTAAAATAGCCGATCTTTATGACAATGAAAGAAGTTCATATGGATATGGTGGTAGTCGTTATAATACAGTTATTGAAATGCTTCTTTCGGGTTATGTTAATATAAGATTTGTATAATGCCTAATGCTAATGATTTACAAAAACTTGTAGAGATTTGGAAAGAATCTACAACTACTAATTCAGTTGGAACTCCAACCGAAACTTACTTGTTATACAAAAAGTGTTATGCTAGAATACTATTTAGAAGCGGTACTTCACAAAATACAGATAATAATGGTGTCTTACCTACAGCTTATACAGAAATACTTGTTAGATATGATCCAAACATTGATTATAAATGTAAAGTTAAATATAATAACTGGTGGTATTTAATAAATTATATAGAAGAACTTGACAGATCATCTTTTTTGAAACTTGATTGTACAGTATACCAGGATGTAAACGAAAAATAAAATGGCAGCACCTATTGAAATAAAAATGGAAATTGTAGGTCTTAAAGAGATACAACAAGCTCTTAAAGAATTACCTTCAACTGTTGCAACTCAAGTTTTACGTTCTTTTCATAGAAAAATACTTACTGATACTGTAGTTAAACCAATGAGAGCTGCTTTGCCTTATTCAAGAAGAACTACAAAGAATATACAAGTATGGGGAGATAGATCTAAAAAAGATGCTGCAATTGCCGCACCTTCTACCGATTCATTTTGGCTTAGATTTGTTGAAAAAGGTACAGTTACTAGAATACTAAAAAAACCTCATGTTGCAATGATGGCAAATTGGGGTATTGGAGAAGTCAAATGGCGTACTCTTAAAAAAGGTACAAAGTTTGGTAAAGTAAAAGCAACTCATCATATGGAAAGTTTCATAGATTCACAAATACAAACCATACTTAAAAAATATGGAGTTGATATGGGTGAAGAAATGATAAAGATTATTGAAAAAAGAGTTAAAAAAATAAAAGTTACGAAATAATGTCTACCTTTGGATCAGATTTTTACAATTTAATAAGTAACGACGCATCTATAAATGCTCTTTGCTCAAAAATCTATTATGAAAAATTACCAGATGTCTTTAACTTAACTGATAAGTGGATTGTATATACATTTAGAAGAATTGAACAACAAGATGTCCTTAATAATGAAAAGGATATATTCTCTACTTATACGATTTACATACAGGTTCAGGACAAGACGACTGACACACTTGAAACATTGTGTAATAGTATTATTGATCGCTTAAATGGAGCCCACTCGGGTCACATAGACGATATCTGGTTCATTAATGATAATCATCAAATAGATCTTGATAACAATACATATGTTAACACACTAGAATTCGGAGCATATTACGTTCCCTAAAAAAATGAATATATATTAAAATAAATTTAAAAATATGCCAACACCACTTTTTTCAAAGAAAATGTCAATCTTAATTGACGCGTCAACTATAGTTATGGCAAGTGATTATGATCTTGCTATTGACAAGGACATGATCGACATTGTATATCTTAATTCAACTGGATGGAAAACTTCTGTTCCTGATATGACTGGATGGAGAGTAACATTTAATGGTTTTGTTACTAATACTTCAACTAGAACTTCAGCTACTGTAGATTTTGATCATTTAGTTGCAAAATTAACTACTGTTCCTGACGTATCAGTACTTATAACTTTATTACCTGATGTATCAAGTCAAATTTATTACAAAGGCGTAGGTTATTTAAAATCTTTATCAACAAAAGGTACAGCAGGTTCTGCCGTAACTTTCTCAGGAGAAATTCAAGGAATTGATAATCTTTATACAGCAACAAGATAATGATTCAATATATTACATATAAGGGGAATAAATATCCTCTACGTGTATCGTATTACGCGATAAAGAGATTTGAATTAGAATCAGGAAAGAAGTTATCACAACTTGATGACAATTTTGCTAATCTTGAAATACTTTTATGGTATTCATTAGAGGCGGGTGCTAAAGCTACAAATACAGTTTTACATCTTAATCGTGAAGATTGTGAATTTATTCTTGATGAATCGATGACTGAATTTTCTAATGCTATTCAAGACTCTTTTGCTCCGTCTTCATCAGAAGGCAACGATAAAAAAAAATAAATACGATTGAAGAGTGTTGTGGCATAGCAATTAATCGATTTGGATATACTCCCATGATGTTTTGGGACATGTTACCAGTTGAGTTTGATAATGCACTAAAAGATTGGCAGGAAGTAGAGTTTGGTAATTTAAAAACAAACTACGAGCGCACTCGACTGGCCATATACTATCAAATATTATCTCAATCAACTAAAAGTGTAACATATAATGAATTTTGTACTGAATCTTTACCATATCCATGGGATGAAGGAAAAGAAATAATACAAACTAATTATGATGCCGATCTTGAATTAATGAATAATTTAGGAGCTAAAGAAATGAAAGCATTATCATTAGAAGAAATGAGTAAATTAACGGGATAATACTATCCCGTTTTTTATTAAATATATACTAAAATAAATCAGTATTATGGCCGGAAAAATAATGGCAGACCTTGGAGTTAGATTATCTGCACAAGTAGGTGAATTAATTAAAGGTCTTGATCAAGCAAATAAAAGTATAAGTGGCTTTAAGGCCAATATGGATCAAATGGGTAAACAGTTGATTCAAAGATTTTTTGGTATTGAAGCTGCAATGCAAGCATTCCGTGAAGGATTTAATTTTACAAAAGAGTCATTAAAAATGGCTGCAGATGCAGAAGGTATCTATCGTGCATTTGATAAAATTTCTAATAGAGCATTTCTTGAACAAATGAAAGAAGCTACTCGTGGTATTTTTAATTCCAAAGAGTTGGCTGAATATGCCGTACGTGCTAATAACTTAGGTATAAAAATGCAAGATCTTGCAACACTTAGTAAATACGCTATATCATTCTCTATAAGATCTGGTAAACCAGCAGTTGAAGTATTAGATAATGCTATTCTTGCTGTAGGTAGAGGTGCATCAAAAGGTCTTGTACAAATAGGTTTGGCAACAGAAGCATTTGATAAAGCTTATGAAAAAGTAGGTAATAAATCTCAAGCAATCATCAATATAATGAAAGATGATTTGAAAAAATATGGAGAAGTTGCTAATACAACTGCTATTTCATTATTACAAATGGGTGCTACATTAGGAGATTTACAACTTGCTTATGGTAATATGCTTGCTAATAGTGCACAAGTTAAATCAGTATTTGGATGGTTAGTTACATTAATGGAAATGTTGACTGACTCTAGATTAACAGGATGGGAAAAACTTCTTGGACAACCTAAGGAATATGAAGCATTTAAAAAAGATATGGAATGGATTGTTGGTTTATCTGACCAAGATCTAAGATTTAATATCGAATTATATATGAATGGCACTAAGGTAGGTACTAAAGTAAAAGGTAGTAATTATCTTATGCTTGATGAATTGAGAAAAGCTGCTCAAGCAAGAGGATTAGAAGGTATTCCGGGTGTTGAACCAGGTAAAATAGAAAAAGATGTAGCAACACTAAATACATTGAACACTGAATTATTAGTTTTAACAAATTCATTTAAAGAACTTGATATTACTGATAAAAAAGGTCTTCAAACTACTGCCAATAAAATAAAGGCATTAAAGGAACAAATACGTGTTATTGAAGAGTTAATTGCTGTTACTAAAAAAGAAAAAGAAACTTTTGAAATAAGACCTAAAGATATAGAAATATTTCAAAATGCTGCAAGTAATTTTGGTTTATCAATGACTAAAATTGCTGAAAGAGAAAGTATACTTCCAAAGTTCTTTCCATCAGGTGAATCAAAAGAATATATTGAAAAAGAATTTGGAATTGCTTTAGAAGCTTATGATGCTATACGTTTACGTGTTGCTGAAAGAATGAAAGGAAGTCCTATTTCTTTAATAGTAGAGCAGATTAATAAAGAAGCTACACAACTTGGTATTGATATGCAAAATTTAACTGGTATTATGCAAGATGGCATGACCAATTTAGTTTCTACATTTGCAGAAGGAGTTGGTAGATTAGCAGGTGGATTAGAAGAAGTTAACTTGGGTGAAGGTCTTTATAACGCTCTTTCACAAATGCTTATTCAACTTGGTAATTATATGATAAGAATCAGTCCTATAATAACAAGTATAAAAGTAGCATTATCAACATTAAGTGGTGGAATGTTATTTCTTGGAGGTGTTAGTTTAGTTGCTATTGGTGGTGCTCTTGCTGGAATGGCAAGTAGAACTAAATATGCTGGTAATGTTCCTAAACTTGCAGAAGGTGGATTAGCTTATGGAAGTATATATGCTAACGTTGGAGAATATGCAGGCGCTAAAACAAATCCAGAAGTTATTGCTCCTTTAAGTAAATTACAAAGCATATTAAGTAAATCTATGGGAGGTGGAACTGTTGTATTTGAAATACAAGGAGATAAATTGGTAGGTGTTTTAAATAATGCCGGAAGATTACAAAAATCATATAGATAATGGCATACGGCGTTAATTATAGAATGACATATAAGCGCTTCAGTGGAGGCACTACTACTATTGATATTCTTAAAAATGGATATGGCGGTGGTATTACTACATTAATGGGTGCAAGTGATCCATTAGAAGTAATGTTTGATGGTAATGTTAGTAATATTTTTTCAGGAACAAAGGGCAGTGGAGCAAATATCAATATAGTTGCAACTCCTTTTTCAATGGTAAATGTCTTTACTACTGATCCTCAAGAATATATGGTTAAAATATATAATGGAGCTTCGGGGTCTACATTGGTATGGCAAGGTTTTCTGAATACAGGAATATATGCAGAGAACTTAAATAGTAATTTGCACAGTACGATTTCTTTAAAAGCAAACGATGGCATGGCAGTACTTGATATGCTACCATATAGACCCGATCCTTCAACTTATTATTCAGGCGCTGCAACAGTTACTACAATACTTAATAACTGTTTAAATAAATTAGCTTTAACATGGACTGACCGAAGAGGTTGTATCAATTTATATAATAGTTTAACTGGTTGGATATTTAACAGTTTAGCAGTTAAGCAAGAAAACTTTATTGATGAAAGTGGAGTACCTATGTCTTGTCGTGAAGTTATAGAGAACATAATGAAATCATTAGGTGTCAATATGTTATTTAGAGGTGGTACTATTTATATGGTAGATCCTCTTATGCTTCAAAATAGAGAATTAGGTCAACAATATGATGCTAACTGGGCTGGTGCAGGTTATACAGATTTCCCTGGCAGTACATTAGAAATTTCAACAGGTCAAATTACATGGAAAAAAACTGGAGTTTCTCTTGATGTTAATCCTCCTATTAATCAATTGGATATTAAATATGATCCTTATAATTTAACGACAACAATTTTTAATTTAAGTGATTCTAATATTTGGAATAATGTTGGTACATGGAGCGCTACATTGGGTAGTTACCCTAATCAATATAAGATTAATAAAACAATTACATATGATAATGTAACTTTTGATGGTTCTATATATGCAGAAGCAATTAAAAGAGATGATGGTTCAGATTCAGAATATTATATTAAATCATTATGTGGTCCTGTAAATAATAATATACATAAAAGTATTGGAAAGGCAAACTTTTCATTTCCTTTTACAAGTGTTTATAGGGATCCAAGTGTTTATATTCGTGTTTCTGCTGACTATTATGTCAATACAAGAAGTTTTGATAATATTTATGACACATCAATAGCATCAACTGTCGTTAATCGCGTTGATAATTCAATAGGTTTAAAGATTGGTGGTGGTCCAGATTCTTCAATAAGATGGCAAAAAACAAGAGTAACATCGGCGTCTGGTTTAAATGGCTTAACTATAACACAAAGTAATATACAAGATGCTTGGTTTACTGGCTCAACTACATTCCAATTACAACATCCTACTTTAATATGGGACGGTTCTATAAACGTTTATATAGATGCTAAGTATGATACTGGTTGGTTTACTTCAAATGACAAGAACTGCCTCATTAAAAATATTAAGATAGAACCTGTTAATGTTGCAGGTAATGTTTTAGAAAATTCAGGTATTAATTATAATTGTTTAAAAACAATAAGTAATTATGTTATAGATCCTGTAGAAATTACTACATTACTTGGTGCAGGTCCATATGGTATATCAAAAGCTGCTTATATCGATTATGACATAGATCAAATATCGCCAGGATTAGCGAGAACTCCTGGTGGCACCATAGTAAAATATGCACATTTATTAGGTCAAAACTTTGTTACTCAATATGATACACCTCGTTTAATACTTAATGGTGATTTAAAAGTCCCTACTCAAATGATGGATATTCAAAATTCATTAATAAGATGGAGCAATAATTTGCCAGGCAAAACATTTTATATTGTTAAAGGAACATATAACGATTTTAGGGAATATTTTAGTGCAACGATGATTGATTGCGCAAGCACTCGAGAAAATATAAATTTATTATAATGGCAATTGATATTAGACAATATAGTTTATTACCTGTAAGAAGAGATAAACAAAATCACCCAGGAAGTACAGCAGGAATAAGTGCTGCTGGTGGAGGTAGTAGTTCAAGTTCTTCAGTATCTGGTACATTTTTACCAATATACAAAGATAGTTCAGTAATGATATATTGGGAATCGAGTACTAATTCTGTTAGATTTTCTGCTAATGTTTTTGCAGATGGAGAAGTTGCAGCATGGACTGCAGCACCTACATCACCATCTTGGTTAAGTGGTTTAATGCATGAAGTTTCATTTGGTCCTAAATTTAGTTGGTCAGGTGGATATTTAACATATCCTGAATATTTAAGAGAATCTTCATTAGGAACTGGATTTACTTGGAATGGTGTGACTAGTAAATACGATGTAAGTGGTGGTGGCGGAACTGGTGATGTTACTAAAGCTTATGTTGATGGTAGTTTATCAACAAGAGATACTTCAATATACAATTTAGGAGTTAAAAATTCTAATCAAGACACTTCTCTTAATTCAATATGGACTAAATTAGGTTCTGTAGACACTTCATTAAATAATTTAGGTGTAAAGAACACCAATCAAGATACGTCTTTAAATAATTTAGGTATAAAGAATGCTAACCAAGACACTTCACTTAATTCAATATGGACTAAATTAGGTTCAGTAGACACTTCATTAAATAAAACATTACAAAAAAATAGTACAAATACTGCTTTTGTAATGACTCTTCCTATGAATACACAGGATGCATCATTATTATTTTATTATGAAGTTTCAACAAATGCTTTAAGAGTAAATGCTAACCTATATGCTTCAGGAGAAGTTGCAGCATTTACAGCAGTACCTACTGTTCCAAACTGGAGTGCAGGATTTATGAAAGAAGCTTCATTTGGTCCTAAGTTCAGTTGGGTAGGAGGCTACTTAGATGTATGTACAGGCGCAGGTAGTGGTTCTCAATGGATTACTTCAGGAAGTAATATTTATTATGATACAGGTAATGTTGGTATTGGAACTATTACACCTACATTCCCACTTTCATTTGCTGCAACTACAGGCGATAAAATAGCCTTGTATGATAATAATGCAGGAATACAATATGGGTTTGGCATTCAATCGAATTTATTACAAATATATTGTGATACTGCAACAGATAGGGTAGGCATAGGCTATGGAACCAGCGGATCATTTACTGAAACACTTACAGTAAAAGGAACAAATGTAGGTATTGGCGAAACTGCTCCTAATAGAATGTTTGTTGTTAATTCAGCATCTAATCAAGTTGCAAAAATTACCAACGGTTATTATAACAGAGGAATTGAATTAGGTGTTACAGCAGATTCAATGTCTTATATACAAGGAGTGATTCACAATTCAGATGCTCCTTACTATCTAAATCTTAATCCAAATGGATATGGTGTAGCGATAGGTAAAACAACAAATGCTACTGCAATGCTTGATGTTGCAGGATATGTGAGATTTGCTTCATCAGCAGGTACATATCCTTGGGAACTTCGTACATCAGCAGGTGCAAATGAAATGTATCTGTATGAGATGACCGGGTCTACTGGTCCAAAATTAACACTAACTTCAGGAGGACAGCTACAATTAAGTGCAACAACAGGAACAGCTCCCATTTCTGTTTCATCTACAACAGTATGTCCTAACCTTAATGCCGCTATGGTTGATGGATATGGAGCAAGTTCATTAGCAAAAAGATACTCTGCAACAGTGACTCTTTCATCTACCTATGCAAAAATCGCACGTATTTATGGTGGAGGATTAGCTTCTGGATACAGAGTTTCTTTCACTGGAACAGGTGATAGTATTGTTGTAAATGCTGTTGCTGATATACTTGTAAATCACTATAAAGATATAACAATAAAGTCATTTTCAGGGGCATACTCAACAGTGACACTTAGAATTACTTCTGATGATAATTCAGATCATTATCTTGAAGCCAAAATTAACTCTGCAAACTCTTCTCCAATTATTTGTGTTGTAATGCCATTTGGTGCTGAAACAGTAATAATGACTCCGGCTTCAGTTTCAGGAAGTTCAGTATTAGAACACGTTTGTAGTAGACAAAAACTTGCAATCTCAAATTATGATGGAGATGGAGGAACAGTAGGAGGAATTACATCAACAGGAAAAATTGCAGTTACCTATGCTGATTTAGAGTTTGGACAGTGGATACATACTACTACTGGAAACACCTATCTTGATAATACTAAAGATGATAGTAGTTATAAGTTGTTCTTAAGGATGAGAACAAATGGAACTCCTTTATATGCATTTACAGCCTGTGGTACTGGTTATAATGGAGTTGGTACTGACTCCCCTACATATCCTTTTCACGTTTATGCTACACCAACAGACAGAGGAATCGCCTGTTTAACAGGAGCGGGTACAGCAGGTACTTATTTACAGCTTGATGAAGCAGGAATCAAAGGTTGGGCTATTGGAATGGACAATGGAAGTTCTACTTTTAGGATAAAAGAAGATTCTTATGCAGGTACAACAGCATTTTCAATAGCAGTAGGAGGAGTCGCCACCTTTGCACAAAACATAATTGCAAACGCAAACATAAATTGCTATGGCGAAGTAACTGCTTATTATTCTTCTGATGAAAGACTTAAAACTAATATCAAATCATTCACTGCCTTAGACATTATCAAAAAACTTCCTTCTGCAAAAACCTATAAATGGAATGAAAAAGCTGTTAGTCTTAATCCTGCAAAAGATACATCAACACAACAATATGGACTTATTGCACAAGAAGTTTTAAAAACAAATCCTGAACTGGTACATAAGATATATGAAGATTATCTAAGTATTGATTACGTGCAACTTATACCTATTCTTTTACAAGGTATGAAAGAACTTAATACTAAAGTTAATAATCTTGAAAAGGAACTTAATTATTATAAAAATGAACGATATGGTTTATAAAGTATATATGACAATAAACAATCTCGACACAAAGAAGTGTTATGTTGGGATGACAGGTAGATTAGATACTAACTATAAAGGTAGTGGCACTTATATACGTAGAGCTTTTAAGAAATACGGAATTAACAATTTTGTTCGTATTGATTTAGGAGAATTTCAAAACAAAGACGAAGCTCATTATTGGGAAGGTTTTTATATAAAGCTTTATAAAACTGAGGTTAAGTATAATGGATATAACATAAGTCCTAAAGGAGGACTTGGTGCGTATAATGATTGTTTATCTGAAGATACAAAACAAAGAATTAGTCAAAAATTAAAAGGCAGACATAGCGGAATTAAACCAATGTTAGGAAAGCATCATTCTATTGAAACTAAAATAAAAATTAAGGAATCTAATATAGGTAAATCAAAAAATAAAGGATGTAAACATACAGAAGAACATATAGAAAAACAACGAAGTAGTATGATTGGCAAAAACTTAAATAATAAATCAAAAACTGGTAAAAAAGATTCATCTGAAACTTTATTGAAAAAAAGTGATTCCGGAAAAACTGCTTGGATAAAAAGAAAACAAAAATTAACTAAATGTAAAAATGAGCAAAGTTATTTCGAAATATAGAGGTTATTCAACAAACGAATTAAAAACCAGAGCAGAAGTTCCTGATCAAGGTAATATGACTGAGTCTGGCAATGATGTTCTTTGTTCTGATATTACAACAAATAAAATTGAAACTGCTTTAGGTTTATCTATAACACCTAATACATTATCAACATTATGCACAAGTAATTCAATTAACAAATATAGTGGCTTTAGTCCTTATACTTTAAGTTATTCTGGAGGCGGAGGAACACTTGACTCTTCTTTAGTATTTACAAAACCTACGACAAATTATACTATGGGTAGTTTTGCAGGTTATAATCACGGTGCAATTACACCCGGATTAGACCATATTTGGAATACTACAAATGTAGTAACAGGAGGTGTAGCAACATTTGATGCTTATGTAGATATAGGTGAAATGAGATACCCATCTCCTGCCGCTGCTTTAGTTTTATCAATATGGGATGGAGGAATGTTAGAAGGTGTAGGTTTTACTGCATTGAGTGGAGTTAAAGACACTTATATTTTTGTAACTGCTGACTCTTCCACTTTATTTATGAATAAAACACTTACTTGTAGATTACACATAGGAGATAGTACAACTGAATTTCAACAAAATGGTACAAATGCTTTATGTATAGTTCCTAACACAACCACTTATGATAGGAATATTGTAGTAGGACCATCTGGTGGAGCAGTAACATATCAAGGTGACACCAATTGGGGTGTATGGAATAGAGCAAGTACATACAAGCCATCTTCAGTTAGTTCATTTGAAACTTCAACTGGATATTTAGAACTTACTATACTTGGTTCAGTAACAAATAGTAATCAGCAAATATCTGCTTATGTTACAGGAACAGGTGTTACTAATGGAGCTATGGATATATTCAAATCATCAAGGGATGGAACATATAATGCTAATCAACAAATAATATTTGAACAATATGTAGGCCCTCAAGTCTATAATGATTGGTCAATGACAGTAACATTTGGTGACGAAATGTAAAATAATTTAATGATATGGAAATAATATTTGGAATTTTGATAATCGGTCTTATTGCTTGGATGATTGTCTTACAAAAACGTAAAGGAAACAAAAGCAAAGGTGAAGGTGGGTTCATACACGAGGATTTAAAAAACGATCCTCAAGAAATGAAGAATATATAATAAAATAAAACTATTCAATGGCTGACATTACAGGATATATTTTAGACTCATCTTTAACTGGTTATGTATATGACATTGGTACATCTGGGGTTGTAGCACAATTTAGTGTATCAGGTGTATCAATGGATTATGTCAATACTGAACTTGAAAAACGATTAAAAGAATCAAGTTTGGGATCTTCGTTCTTATGGGCTAATGGAATTGTTGATGTAAGTGTAACAGGAGTAACTGGTGGGGTCTCTCAGACTTATGTAGATGCCTCACTATTAAAACGTGATTCTTCAATAATAGATTTATATTCAAAAGTCGGGGGTGTTACTCAGGCTTATGTAGATAGTTCACTTGCACAAAGGGATATTTCAATCAATAACATTAAAAACAATTTTGGTCTATTCATTAAAAGCGCTTCTATTGGGGATCACTTAGCTTGGAACGGAGGACAACTCGATGTAACAATTGATGAAGATGGTTTCGCAACTAATGCATCAATCAATAATGCTGGGTTTGCAAAAAACTCTTCAGTTAATTCAATCTGGACTAAACTTGGAAGTGTCGATACCTCGCTTAATAATCTTGGTGCAAAAGATACCTATATTGATACATCATTAAATAATCTAGGCATAAAGAATTCAAATCAAGACACTTCGATAAATAACATTTGGACAAAGTTTATAAGCGTTGATACATCTCTTAATAACTTAGGAATCAAGAATGCAGCGCAAGACACCTCCATTAATTCAATATGGGCTAAACTTGGGAATATAGATATATCTCTTAATGCACCTGATAATGATGTTACAAAACTATATGTTGACGGTTCATTGAATGCAAGAGACGTTTCAATCGCTTGGTTAGCCGCAAATAGTGGTGGAGTTTCTCAGTCGTATGTTGACGGTTCACTTAATAATAGAGTTCTTGGAGTTATTAAAATAACATCAAGTACAACACAACCAACTACGCCAAGTGTTGGCGATCTATGGGTAGATATAAACTAATTTTTAAAAATGAATAAATATTTAATAATACAAAATTGCAATACAGAATATCCTAACATCAAAACTGATGTATATGGAAGACCGATTTACCTTTCAGAAATAAGTGATTTACCTGAAATTGAAGTAAACGAACAAATAATTGAAATAACAATATAATTATGGCGATAACAACACTTGATGGGTACATTGGTGCCGCAAAACAAAAACTAAGATATGTAAAAACAGCTTCTGCAACTTCCGTAGCTGCTCAATGGCACACACTATGGAATTTAGCAGGAGACCCAGGAGCAGGTTCGTTTGGACAAGTAATTGCTGCCAACAGTTCAACAGCCGGAACAGTATGTGATTACACAATGAATGGTTTTCCCACTATAAGACCATTTGGTGCAGGAAATACCGGTTATATGACCACATTTGATTATTCAGATTCAGTAGCAGGTAGGTTTATGATTTATGATAGAGTTTGGCAAGCAGGCCCCTTTGATTGTTCAACTACAAGGAACCCATCCAGAACATACTCACTAACTGTGAACCCATCCTTATATGAATATAGAGTGCCATTGCAAACTGATGGTAAAAGAGATTGGTCTGTATTAGAATTATGGGCTGAAGTTTCAACTGCGTTCACTGCACAAGCTGCAACTTTATCTGTAGGTTATATGAACAAAGATGCATCAATTGGATGTTTCACAATTCCAACAGGGTCACTATCTGGGTTTATTACAGGCAGAGCATTTAACTTATCATTAGCAGCTGGTGATAATGGCATTATAAAAGTTACTGATGTTTCAATAGGTGGAGCATTGCTTTCAGGTGGTGTATTTAATTTGTTCTTAGCAAGACCTCTTTATGTAAACGCAAGGGTAAACGTTGCAAACTATTCTGATGTGCACGGGTTTGAAAAATTAGGCTTCCCAATAATAGAAGCAAGTTCAGCAATCGCACTTATGTACGCTGCTGATTCAACGGCAACTGGAATTGTGGATTGTATGATTGGATTGTGTAATGGGTAATTTTTCAATATATAGAAACACTAATTACAAAAGTCCGGCATTCCCTTTTAGTTCTTTAATTAAAAGAGAATCTGGACAAGGAGCAACTGAACTTGCAAGGTGGTTCTATTTTGGAACTGCTTCTACTCCTGAGACGTTTGGTGCAATACTTAAGAGATGGACTGGAAGTGTTTGGACGAAAGCAAAACTTATGGTTTATAATGGTTCTTGGATTAGTAAACCACTTAAAGTTTTCAAAGAGGGTACTTGGCAAAATGTTGATACTCTTTAAAATAATTAAATAAAAATGAATAATAAAATAGAATTATTTCAACATAACACGAAGTCAATTGCTTGTGTTGTAATCGGTGTAGCAGATGTATCTGGATTCATTCCTTACTTAACTGTTAAACGCAAAGCAACAGATGATGCACCTGTGCTTTCAAATACCGGTGTTGTTACTGATGCATCAGGTTCTTTAGCATTTACATTAAGTGCAACTGATACTTCAATAAGTCCTGGTGATTATGTTTATGATGTGACTATTGAAAAAACACCTAATGTATATACAATAATTAAAGACCGTTTCACTATATTGGATGGTGTTAAATACTAAAATAAATTTGATTTATGTCAGACACAGAATATAACGTTGTTAGTGAACAAATTAAAGGATTGACTACTTTAATAAATGCACAATTTATGGAAGTGCACTCTAGACTTGACAAGATAAATGGCAAAGTCGGTAAACACGATGAACAAATTCAAGAAGCTTTAATTGAAAGAGCTAAGAATCGTGAAGAACAAAAGAACATGATACCTGTTCATATTAATTCATGTCCTAATCTTAGTGAAATTAGAGGATGCAGAATTAAAATTGAAAATGTAGAAGAAAGATTTGAACAATTAGAACAAAAACTTGAGGATGGGTTGTTTATTCTAAAATATCCAAAACTTTTTATTGCAGGTCTTGCAATTATTGTTATTCTTACAATAGGAACATTCTTATCAAATAATCCTTTAAAAGCATATGATAATTTCGTACATCCTAAACCTCAAACTGAACAAGTAAAATGACAGCAAAAAAGTTTAAAGATCTATTAGTTGATTTTATAAAAGAATTATTCTCAGCAAGTAATGAAGTAAGTTCAAAAAGATTACTTGCTTTTTACTTTGCTCTTATAGTTACATTTCTTATGTTCTTTAATTATAATTATAATTACATAAGTGCATCAATGATATTGATTGCAGGTCTGATGGGTTTAACCACCATCGAAAAATTCGGAAAAAAATAAGCGGATGGTGCTCTGGTTAAGCAACTACATCCGCTTGGTCATATATAAAATGATTCTAGTGGTCTAAAAATTCCATATTTTACTATTCAATCTTGTTTTTCGTGCTGATGATATGTCTTTATAAAGTATTCTCCATTCTTTAGCAAAGGCATTTTTTATTACTTGTGTAAAATATGCAAATGCATTAACTGATTTCTCAGGATCAAATCCCCTAAAATATAAAAAACAATCTATAATAGCTTGTTGTATACAATCTTGTCTATCTTCTTCTTGAATATATGAAAATTTCCTTGACAATCTTGTAGACATTAATGTAAACATTTGAATTGCTTCATTTGAAATTTTATCATTTTCTTTACACCTAATTATTTCATTACAAAGTTCCTTATTACTTAAGTAACCTTTTTTTTCGTTATTTACCATAGTTTATATATTCTATATAAATAACATGGTATTGTTTTGTTATGGTACCTGTATTTCCACTATCTCAGTAAAAAAATCCGGAACAGTAATTTCGAAAGTGACACCTGTAGTATCATTTGCTTGTTTTATAGAATCAGCTTCAATTATGCCTTTTTTCATAAGTCTATATTCTTCTAAGGTATAATATTCCTTTTCACATCCAAAAAAGCAAAAAACGCATAGTACTAATAATAATTTCTTCATAAGTTATGTTTTTTATTTAAGTAAATTTAATAAAATATATAATATAAAAAATGATGACAGTGTTAATTTTCTGTTAAGATTTTTTTTAACAAACATTTAATAATTTTATATACTTTATTATAATAAAATATATTATATTAACATTATAAATTTAATAATATATAATATGAAATTATGCTATTGTCCTTCATGTAAAGCTATGAGAGAAGCTTATTGGTATATAAATTATAACAAAGATGGTTCAAAACACATAAGATGTGATTGCAAACAATGTGGAAAATTTATAAAATGGGTTTCTCAAGATAATGAAACAATGAAAGATGTAAAAATAACTAAAACTAAAGAATTATTTTGATTGATTTACAAACACCAGAAGGAAGAAAAGATTTTTACAATTCTAGAGAATGGGCCGAATTAAGAACATATAAGTTATATCGTAATCCATTTTGTACTGATTGTTGGAAAAATAAAGATGAACTAAACCCAGGAGTTGATGTACACCATATTATTGATATTGCAGATGATCCATCATGGGAAAATGCAACTAACGTAGATAATTTAAAAGTTTTATGCAAATCTTGTCATTCAAGAATTACAGCAAAAAACCTTAAAAAGAAAGAAAAAAAGAAAATTGTTTTATATAAACCTTTATTAAAATGGAAAAGTAGCAAATGACGGGAAAATTTTTTAAAAAAAAGCCAGCAAATTCAAAAGCATTCAAGTTTATAATTACTAGATTTGATGATGAAGGATTTCAGTATACATACTATTTAATAGGAACAATGGATGTATTGAAAGAAGAACTAGAAAAATTACACGATAAGTGTGAATACGTGATCGAAGAAATATAATATATATTACGTAGGAACTCATAGGCCCTACGATTCGTGCCAACGAATATAAGTTATTACCCGTTAACATGGGATTTTTTCCTCCACTGTTTTTCATGATTCAGTGGAGGTTTTGTTTTATACCCTTAACAAATTTTTAACATGTCATTTCCAAAAGCAACAATTAAAATCAGATTATTAGAAAGAGAAGAACTTGAAGAAAAGAAAGCGTTAAAAGAACGCATTCAAAATTCTCCTTTAGATATTAGAGCAAAAAAGGTTGTTATAGAAGAAATTTATAAAAATCTTAAAATAGAATATAATAACGCTATCCGTAGAAAAGAATACAAGATATAACCAGAACACCCGAGAAGGATTATTTTATCTTTAATAAGGTATCCTATTTATTTTTAAATAATTCATCTCAGGTGAAATAAATTTTTAATTCAATCTTAACTTTTTTAACAGAACCTTAATTATAATGAAACCTATAATTCTAGTATAGGTACCCAGGATACTATTATATAACCAGAGTTTTAAATTTACAGTTGATGTAGTCAAATGGTCCGTCCTTATGAAATTTCATAAATGAAATTTACATTTCGGACGTACCGCGACGCAAGCGTCGATAATATATAGCATAGTATGACCAAACCAAAAACAATATCAGTAAAATTACAGAAAAGTTTAGATAACTATCACTTTGCACGTGGTTATAATAGAGGATATAAAGATGCTCAATTACATTTTGAAAAAATCTATAAACAAATTATAAAAGATATAGAACATAAGAAAAAGCAAGAGTAACTGCAAAAAAAACCCGGGATTAGGCCCGGGTTTGCTGATTATCCAAATAAAAGAACGCAGCGTATATAGTTTACGCCAAACTTTTAAGCCATGAAGCAAAATCTAAATCTGCGTTTTTCATTTTTTCAATCTCGAATGTAGTCATTTTGTTATAAACATCAATATTTACATACCAATCTTCAAAAGGTACTCCTTTAAATCCTGGAATATTACAAGTAACATCTTCTTTCCATCGCAAATATCCATTAGCAGTCATTATGTCATTAATTTCTTGCTTTCTTTGTTTTGCTGCAGTTCCATATTTTCCTTTAACATACAATTTTTCTCCTTCTGGTTTTTGATATGAATCTTCATAAAGATTATGTTCTATAGTCCAACATTTTACATTATGAGCAGACCACGGAAAAGTATTTAAAGCTTTTACTTCATAACCTTCACAATCAAGATTAATGTAATCTATTTCACGAGGAGCATTATATTGCTTTAAAATAGCATTAAATGTTACTAAAGGAAGCATTCTTGTACGTTTAGTAATTTTTATTCCTGGATTAAATCCTCCATCCCAATTTTTATTAGTTTTAAATGGAAGTGTTTCCGCTTTATCTGAAACTCCAAACGGTACAACTGTTGATGTTCTTTCTTTTTCAAGAAGTTTTACATTGTAAGGATTAGGTTCAATAAGTAAACCAGTCCATCCAAATAAGTATTCAAGATAATAAGTATTGCTTAAAAATCTTGGTAAATGTGCGCCTACATCAATAAAATAACCATTTTCTTTGTATTCACACATTGAGTGTACCCACATATCCTGTCCGGATTGGGATTTGTTCGGTTTCTTAGTCTCGTTCCATGCCATATAATTTCGGTATTTGATATTATATATATATGGATCGAGAATTTGCAAAATGGCACTTATCGAAATGTTCATCGCAATTGTATTAATCAATGAATTCGATTGTAGCATTTTCGATACTATCGAGAGACTGAAATACTTTATAATCCATTTTCATATCATGAAGTATTTCTTTTAGATCAGCAACAGACAATTCATTTATCTGTTTAAGTTGGTCATATTCATCATCTGATATATTTTTTTCAAGATGAATAATAATGGTTTGTTTAATGTTAAAAATCAGGTTTTTCATGTTGTATGTAAATTATCTAAAAAAATCTATATGTGGTGTTTCATATATCGTAGGTGACGCATGTTCAGCGCGCCATTCTTCACTCGTTTTTTCATTAAGAACTCTTAGTGAATATTCATCCACTGCAAGTAATCTTTTATTCATAACGATGAAAGTACTGTGCCATGTAGACACATGAAAAGCTTTTCCATGATTGTAATGAGTTAAATGCTCTTGAAGTCTTTTCTCATTTTCTTTTCTTATTTCAAATAAACCGCGAACCATATCAAAATTTAATTTTTAGACCGATACCATTTGCATCTAAACAAAGACCGGCTTTACCAATTTGTACAATACCAACAATTTCAAATCCAAGACCACCCAAAGCAAGAGCAATACCAGCAATAGATAATCCAGTACCATCATATTCTTCTCCGTTTTCTACTGCATTAGTAGCTATAGAACTATTAATAATTGCTAAAAATATAGCGCCACCTTGCATTGCAATTCCGGAAAGTATATTTTTTGATGATTGTTGCAAATAATAACCAGGAGTTCGAACTGTTAATAAATTATTCTTATCCTGTTGTCTTGCATTAAGATAATTTTGCCATATTTGTGCTTCTTCACTAAGTTTTTTGGTAGTATCAATATGAATTGTTGATGGTTCACTTGTTACTTCTTGACCAAATAAAATATATGGTAAGAATACAATAAATAAAAGTAGAAGTTTTTTCATCTATTCATTATTAAGTTACTAATTAAACCAAGTGTTCCCGCAAGAATCCACATAAAAAAACACATTACTAAAAAAAAGAAACAGCCTACTATAAAGTAGGCTGTTGCATTGTAGATTTTTTCTTTCATTTTTCTACGAGTGTTTTATATTTCCTATAGTGAATTTCTTCCTGTTCAGGCGTTAAGGCCCTTATGTACTTTCGCATTTCAATATTGCGCATCATAGACATCAATTTGATGTATTCCTCTTCCGGTTGCTTTATGAGCCACGGAATAAACTTTGTAATGTGTATCTTGGGATATACATTACGTTGTCTATACAAACTAAATAAAACATTTGGTTTCATTTCTTTGGCTTTTCAAAAGTGGAAACAAGTTTATTCAGGCAATCCTGCCTGATGCTCTCATAATCACGCTTAAACGTGGATACAACAAGTTCAGCCTCTTTTCTGTTATAGAAAACATTGTGGCCAATTTTGATTGCATCGAACTCCCACAGTTCATTGACTGAAGCAAGTTGCTTCTGAACAGTAGTAACACCGACTTTATGCAAATCAGAAAGATGCTTTGCATTGACAAACTCAATATCATCTATTTGGATGATGTTAGTTGTCCTAATCATTTTTGCTTTTTTAATCATCTTGTTTAATTTAATTACTGAGACTGTTCTCATTGTAAGAATGCGGGAATCGAACCCGCATTAACCATTATTCTTAATTTCCGCCATGTTGCGAACACTTTCCATTTTGACTATATGTCATGTGTTTGCAACGATTACCTGTGGATTTTGCAGTTGCCGAACATTGCACACTTGTACTTCTTTTAGTAGAAGCTGTAGTTTCTGTTTTAGTTGATACTTTAGTACTATCAACTTTTTGCTTATCCTGTGCAAATAAGGATGTCGACAATAAAGCGACGCAAATAATTAAAAACATCTTTTTCATAATTAAGTTATTTAATATCTGGCAATATTGCCATTGTAGGGAAGCGGGAATCGAACCCGCATTAACCATTTTCCCTTGCCTTTCACTGGTTACAATTTGCTGGTTGCACGTAAAATAACTTTTTATAAGTCATATAAGGTTTTGTAGTTTTTTTAGCAAACCACAATTTAGTTGTAAGATTACCATGTTGTTTAGGTGGCTTAACCTTTTTGGTTGAAGCACAAGATAAACAACAAAGCAAAATGAGCAAAAGAGTAATCATACGTTTCATTTCATATTCATATCATTGATTGCAGGAAACCATGCCTCATAATTAACATCAAATTGTGAAGATGTTATAAAGGTAACACGTATTGTAGTATTAGGCTTCCAAATAAGAGAAGGAGGTAGTGCACTTGAATAGTCCTTTAACCATGCAACTGTTTTTGATGGACTAGCCGCACCAGCACTAAAATCAATACCAATAAATGTAGCATAAGCTGCTATAAATGAAACGTTTCCATATCCTAATTGCCTTGATGCCCATAAAGATGCTCCTGGTATTGTATAACCATAAAAAACATTAACAGTTGGTGTACCATCATAAAATAATGTTTTTATTGCAACTGGTGGTAATTCAATAATTTCATCAAATGTTAACAACGAATTCATTGAATTGGTTTTAGCAATTTGAGGAACCCATGTACTAGTTCCACCCATATCAAATAATACACATGCATAATCCGTAGTCACATTCAATTGGCATGTTGAAGCACCAACAACATTAAAAACTACCGGACCTGGTGTGTAAAATGGAGCTTTGTCAAGTATTTCATATGGAGCACCAATCGTAGGAACTGAATAAAAAGGTTCAGTTAATGATGCTTGCCTTACACCTGTTAAAATATCATTAGTAGGCATAACATAAACATTATAAGTACCAACAGGAAGATCCAAAGTTGGTGGACTATATGTTATTGTTTCATCATCTCCATTTGTAATTGGTATATCAGCAACCCATGTATCCGTTGTTGTGTTAATACGAATAATGTGATTAAAATACTTATGAGTAAACTCCGCATTACCTTTGCCTTTATTCTTATTATTTTTAAGCCAAGGTACTACATCTCCATGCATAGTAGCAGAAAATGTAATTGGAAACTTCAATGTCGAATGAGGAATGACATCTTTCTTACAACTGCTCAACATGAGCAAAAGTAAACCAGTGAAAAGCAAACCATAAATTAAGTTTTTCATAATGAAAAAGAATTGATTATCTGGCATATGCCATTGTTATCATTATGGGAATCGAACCCAAATAAACCATTATGATAAAAATAAAAAGGGGGAGAATTTCTCCCCCTAGTTTTAAAGATTAAAATTAATTATGAGTTGGTTTTACAAAAGTTACAGTACTTGTTTGTGTACCATTTGTAACTACACATGTAATACTCCAAGTTCCATCAGCAGTATATTGTCCTGCTGCATTTCTAACTGTTACATTTCTTGATGTTGATGAACCATCAATATATGCAGTAGGAGTACTAATATTAGAACCTTGTATATTTGTAAGAGTCCATGCATAAGTTGTTCCAACTGGTGGTGTAGTACTATTAACATCAATAGTTAAATTAGCTGTTCCATCCATATTAGAAAATCCATTAGTATTAATTGATGCATTAAATGGAGTAGGAACAACTGCATAAGAACCTGAAACTGATTGACCAAGTGCATCAGATACTTTACAATAATATGTACCTTGTATACCACCATGATTATAAGATGCAGTACTTCCAATTTTATTAGTCATTAATGCATCAGAATACCATGCATAAGTATATGCAACTAAATCATAACCACCAGTTGAACTAGCAGTAACAACATTATCAACATTTACAAAGTTGATAGATGTCATATCATGATTAGGTGATGCCATACCATTAGAAATAGTATAATGTCCATGTACGTCAGTTACTTTAGCATAATGAGTTCCACTTGCAAGAGGAGCACCTATTAAACCCTCAACCTGAATTGAATTATAAGTATCAGGAATAGTAGCTGCCGCATCTTTCCACCATGTTATAGTTAATGGTGCAGTTCCACCAGCAACAGTTGCTTCCAATGTCCAATCAGTTGGAGTTGGTTGAGTATTTGCTATACTAATTGTAAGTGGTTCTTCAGGAACAGCAATGTCTCCATCTACAATATCAATACCGGTGCCAAACCATGTAAGTCTTTCAGTTGAAAAGTTAAGTGTTCCTACTGAATATTTAACTCTGATTACCATGTTGGCTTTCAAAGTTCCATCATTCCAATAGTCTCTCAACCAAATAGCAGGCATTGTTGTAGGAGCAGTTTCATTACCAAACCTTAGGTAGGTTGATTTTACAATAGGATCAAACATATGTACTCCAGGTAAGTTATTCTGTTCTTTAAGACCAGGAACAAAATACTGGAAATACTGCTGATTGGTTACATCTTCAGAAACCTGCTGTAATTGTGTACCATCCTGTACATCAAACGCGTTTAATTCAGCATAAGTTAATGAATGTGGAGCAACCGATGATCCAGTTAAATAGGAATTATCCAATACAAATTGGAGTAATGGTTCTCCTACTCCTGCATTATCATACTGCCAATCAGGATTACCAAGGTCAAGCAACATAAGAGCCTGTCTGGTAAACATTTTTAACGGTACTGTCTGACCTGCAGTTGAAATAATTGCAAAAGGAACATTATTTGATTCAAACGATGCATACTCATATGTTTGATCCATTGCATCATTCTCAACATAATACTCATCAAATGGTATTTGTTCTTCTGGTACATTGGATGTTGCATAATGCAAAGTTGGATTTAATGCTGTCCATGCTTCTGCTGACATGTCTACCGGCAATACTCTTGCCTGATAATTACCTTTCGGCAGTTTATGGGAATAAGCATCAGTTCCTGTTCCATTTGCAAATTGTGGAAGGAGCGGAATGTCCGCTACCCAACGTCCTGGATCAATTGACCAGGCTCCATTCCCGGATATTATCCTAAGAATGTGGCCGGCATACCTGTGTGAGAATGTGAATGATCCGTCTCCTTTACCGGATCCATTAGGTTTAGCATTCCAAGGCACAGTTTCACCATTTAACGTTGGACTAAAAGCCACATCAACGAGAGTACCATCATCAACAGGACCAATGGGTGGATAATCGATGTCTTTTTTACACCCTGTGAACATTAACGATAGTGTCATCGCGATGAGCATTAAGCTCCTTCCAAAAAGATTTACTCTTTTCATTTTATTTAATGAATTAAGTTATGCCGCAATATTGACGGCGACCTCATTTTCTGGTTTCTGCATTAGCTTCTTCAGGCCGTCTGTAAAAAAAAATAGAATGGGCGCTATTCTGGTTAAATAGAACGCCCATTCCTGAAAACTTTCAACGAATGTTGAAACTAAAACTGTATCATATACTTGGCATTGACTTTATTAAATTTTGTTTAATAACTTCCATCATGCCAATTGTTTCGTATGGTGTATCACATGCCATAATTGCTATACTAATAATGCACGAATATGCAAAATCATGTATTTCGTCAGGATCATCCAGCAATTCTATATGTTTTTTAATTGCATCTGTCCATTCTTCAGTTCCAGATATTTTTGCCATTTTTATATATTTTTTAGTTAATTTTTCGCCCGAACTCTGTCATTCAGTAAACTGCTGTATTTTTTTCCAACTTCGAAACACAGTGCCCATCAATCGTTACTGTTTTTTCGCCGGCTTGCAAAACTGCTACGAAACAGCAAAATGCACCTAAGAAAAGGCACCATGTTTACATCGAAAAAAATGCAAAAAAAGGTGGTGAGTTTTCATCACCACCTATGTTGGCTATAATCGCCATACAAAAGGAATGCCATATTTTATCCACAACCATGTGATTAGTGCGATAATGGCAATCTTTATGGCGATTACCATAAAGATTGAACCGATAACAATACCTAATAAAGTATCGCCACCCTTAGATTTCTGAGGTGCCTTACCACCTGGAATAAAATCATTCGCTTTCAATCATATCCATAATCATGGATTTACATCCTAAGTAGAATTCCCATTCCCATGATGGGATTTGGTCACGAACATATCCATCGATATCCTCGATGTCAATGTCAAGTTTGAATAAACCATCATAAACGATGTCATGCAAACGCATTATTTCAGATTTAATCTTTCCCATTTTAGTTAAGATTAATGAACCAATCAATGCGTTGATTATCTTTCGTTATGAATAACAGAAACCAACGATTTCCGTCTTTGAGTTCCATCCCCTCAACAATTTTGAGGGGTTCATAAGTGTACTCAGGCATGGTTTCAATTATTTCTTACCTTTACCTTTTCCTTTTTTCTCTTCGGAATCTTTTGGAGCCATGTTGTTGTCAGAATACTCGGTTTCATTTTCGAGATCTTCTTCACTAACACCGGCAGCATTTAAGGCGGCTTTTATTGCAATGGCCTCATCTTCAGTTGGAATCAAATCCTCAAGTGTAATGCCCATCAAATCAAGTGTTGATTGTATTTCAACTCTTTTTGATTTCGGCATCATCACCTTAAGTTTTTTCGAAACCTCGATGAATTCATTTTTTAATGCTTCAACCTTTGCGTCGGTTTGTTCACTGGCACCAATAAGTGCAATCGCTTTGGTAATTGCCCTTAATTCCTGTGGAATTTTGTAACGTCTAACCTGGAGGTCATAAGATTTGGAACGATCAGTTCCATTGATAACCTTAAGAACTCTAACGTTTGTGTCGTTTTCAACATTCTCACTAAGCCATTCTGTAACAGTTTTGAAAGTTTTCATTTGTATAAGTATTAATAACTGAGCAACATCGCTCATTGTGAAGGAGGTTGGTTTCGCACCCACATCTATGAACTGCCCAACATTGGGTTCATTTCATTCTTGGACCTCCCTCTATAACTTAATTTGTAAATCTACTTTCATAGTCGATGCGATTACCTCGTTACCAAATCTTTTTTGTATCTCCAACTGGTGCATGATTCACATCATTCTAGGTCATTGGAGCGCGATTCTTACTACTTCATTGATGATGTACTCGACATCTTCGTTCGCATCTCTCGGCTTTTTGTTAGGGGTTATTCAATAGATGGGTAAGTTTGTCATCGTTATCACTTACATTAGCCATCATCCGATTTTGATTCGTGGCCCTTACTTTATTCGCCTTGTACTCTCTACATCCTTGCCCACACCGCGAAGAAGGAGGAAGAGAACCAACCATTCAAAGAACATTAATAATATAATTATTAATATATAAATATAATAATAATAATTAACAATATATTATTTGTTAAAAATCATTTTTTAAAAGTTATTAACAATTACTTTATCACGATTGTTAACAACTTTCTCATTTTCCGGTCGAAAAGCGACTGCTCGAAAACATTTGATACTTTTTCGGGATTTCGAAACTCAGTGCTGAGCAATCGTCGCAGTATTACAGGTCACTGGCAAAACGCAGTGATGCGGTTCGCACATTCCGCATATATGACAAATTGTCATATTATTTAAATATTAATATATTTAAATAGCTGAATATGTTGACATAATGACAAAAAAAAACCGGTTTTTCAACCGGTTTTGAGGTGTCGAGGGTCATTTTTTAATTTTGTGCATTCCCCTTGATTTAGGAACGAACTGCTTGAGGGCCTTCGCGTTTAATTCGAATTGCTGTTTGAGGAGAGCCAGTTCAGAATCATCGAGAAGGAGTTTTTTCGCATTTTCGATTTTTCTCAATTTCTGATTAAGGTAATACTGTTCAACTCGCAGTTCGTGGGTGACGTTCCGGTTAATCGCTTTAAGGATTATTTCCTGAGATTTGGCACTCGGGTTAGAATCGACCCATTCCTGAATAGATGTGAAAGTTTTCATTTTTTTAATTTTTAAGTTTTCGAATTTGAATTCCTCTCGGGTGACCCGATGAGGTTTGTGCTTATTCCAGAGTGTCAAAGAACGCATAATTAATTAATAATTATATTTAAATATAAAACTTTTTTATTAATTAAAAAAATTTTTTATAATTATTTTCACAGTAACTGTGATGAATCGACACCCGAGTTTAATTAACTATAAAATAAAAATATAATATATTACTGATATCAGTAAAAGATGTCTCAAGCGTTTTGTCCCGCGCCCGCGTAATATAATAAAAAAAATTCATATAAAAAAATATTTCATCATTTATTTTCATAAAAGTTATTAACAATTTTATTAACAGTTTATTAACATATACAGATATTTAAATATATTAATAATATGACATAATGACACAGCTGCTGATGACACATTGTCATGGACGCTGGAGGACTGCGGGCGAATGGATTTTTTTACTGTTGATTTTTAACAGTAACAGACTGGGTATGCCATACATGGTTAGGAAATGATAGGGATTACCGATCCCTAGATGGCCGCCTCCACAATTTTCTTAATAACAGATGTTCCTAAACTGAATACCTGTAATCCCTTAACAGTTTTTTAATTCATATTTAATTAATTCTTAACACCCTTAACAAATATTTAACATCGCACGATTATATAAAATACGTAAAAGAATATATAGATTATAAAAGTTTGAGTGATACATCAGTCCTGTATGCAGGATAGGCCAAACATACTCAATGGGAATATCCAAGTCCCGAACAACACACTGATAGGCACCCCGCAGGAAGATCGCAAGTCTTCTGTATGTGGCAGAGAGCCTCGAGAACTCTCTGCCATTGTGAAGGGTAGTTATAGTACATCATCGTAAAAATACCAGGCAACGGCAATTAGCAAGATAACGACCTGGACCTACAAACCGAAAGGATGCCTTACAAGCTTACGATGCCGCAAGGGACGGGACACTTGTACATAGCTCGGGGTTAAGTTGGTGCATGCTTATGTAAACTTAATCCATACTATAAATAGAGAGCGATAGACACTGCTTGATAAAACAAGAATGATGTGTCTATACTATTTGTAGGGATAGGCTTGCTACGCCGTTTTGATTATAGAATATATACTAAAATAAAGATAGCATGGATAATTCAAAGATTATATCCTTAATCAAAGAAGCTTTAAAATCAAAAGGTCAGTACGAAGATATTGATGATACATTACTTACTGAATTAGTATTCAATATAGAAATGGCAGAAGAGTGTCGTGCCAATATTAAAGCAGAAGGAATAAGGATTAATGTAACAACACGTAAGGGTAAGAAACCTTACTATGTAAAGAACCAATCGTATGTAATATACCTTACTGTAATTAAAACTATAACTTCTATATTAGCGGACTTAGGTTTAACACCAAGAGAAAGAAACAAAATCAAATCTGCAATAACTGAAGAAGACCAATTTAGTATATCATCAAAAGATTATGAATAGACGTTTAACAGAGAAAGAGTATATAGATCATTGTTGGACGTTAGTTGAACATTATATATATGGTGTAAGAGCAGGAGAAATTAAGGTTGGTAAATATATAAAACTTGCTATAGAACGTTATAAAGCCGATATAAATCGTAAAGATCTTGAATATAAAGTGAAGAAAGTAGATAAGGTATTTGCTTTCTTTTCTTATCTTAATATAGAACTTAACAATGAATGGATTCAATTTCCTTTAATGGATTGGCAATGTTTCTTCATAGCAGCAATATTTGGATTCTATAATAAAGGTACAGATAAAAGAAAATATAACGAAGGATTTCTTTTCATAGGTAAAGGAAATGGAAAAACTCCATTTGCTTCAGCATTACAATTATACGGGATGCTTTGGGACGGTATGACAACACCACAAAGTTTATTAATAGCTAATACAGGTAAACAGGCTTTGAATGCCCTAAATTACGCGAAAGGTATTATCTTAAACACGAATGCACTTAGACCTAGATTACTTGGACAGAGATATAGGATTATATTCGACCAAAGAAAAAATAAATCAATGGGGTTTTGTGAGATCATGTCCGCTGTTGATCCTGCAAGACTGCATGGGTATCGTCCAACTATGGCAATCATAGATGAAATCCACGGATTTAAAGATGGAAAAGCAGTAGATGCAATACGATCTGGTATTGAAAAGACCTTTAATAGTTTAATGTTAATCATAACAACTGCAGGAAATAAGGATTATCCATATTGTCAAGAGTATTTAGAGTATCACAAAAAGATACTTGAAGGAACATATGTTAATGAAACTTCATTTGGATTGATATACCAATTAGATCCTGAAGACGATTTAGCCGACGATTCATGTTGGATTAAATCAAATCCTTCATTAGGTACATTGCTCCAAATAGAAGATATGAAGAAATCTTTTAACAATGCTATCCATAGTTTGGAAACAAGATATGAATTCTATACAATGCGACTTAATATATTCTGGGAAACACCAGATACTTGGATTCCAGAAGATACTATTAAACCTTGTTTTGAAAAAATAGATTATAAAAAATTAGTTGGTAGGGATTGTTGGTTAGGAATGGACTTATCACGTACATCAGACTTATCATCCATAGTGATGTTTTTCCATATAGAAGAGGAAGATAGGTTCATTGCTATACCATATTTTTGGTTTGCAAATAGGCCTAAAGATGAACAAAGAAAGAACGGGCGTTCTTTAACAACCTGGATTAGGGATGGTTATATTACTAAATGTAAGACTCAAGTAATAGATTTAGATCAAATATTTGATAAGATTGTTGAGTTAAATAGTAACTTTAATATTCAATGTGTTTATTATGATAGATATAATGCTATACATCTTAACCAGAAATTGAAAGATCATGGCATTCCATGCCAAGAATTTCCACAAACTGCTATGAGATTTAATGCTCCACTTAAAATGTTGGAACAATTCATATATGAAAAAAGGATTACGTTTGATAATAATCCAGTTTTGTTATGGAATTTTAGTAATGTT